GCCGACGTCCTCGACGTAGAACGACGAACCCAACGAGTCATCGGCGTAAGCCGTCGATGTTCCCGACCCAGAAGCGATCGTGACGTTGTAGCTCTTGGCCGCGCCATCGCCCACGAAGGACCAGGTGTAGTGGATGGTGTCGAAGCCCCCGAGCGGCTGATACGGGAGCAACGTGCTCATGGCGGTGGTGCCATTGCGCAGGGACACGCCGAAGTAGCTGGCAGCGACCCCCCCGTTGAGGGCACGGAGGCCGAACGTGATCCGATACCGACGACCCGACAACGGAGTGAACGACAAGTTGTTGGTCACCTGCACCTGCGTCCCCTGTGGCAGCGAGATCGCCGTCGACACGAACGTCCCGACCGCCACGATTCCCCACGCCGAGTTCCAGCGGGCCGTGTCCGGGTCGGTCATGTTCGGGTCGTCGGTGTCGACCCACAGTTCGTTGGCTGCGTCGGTCGGGGTGTTCGGCCCGACCCACACCTCGTCGGCACCCGCGCCACCACCACCGACGTCGACCCACGTCCCGCCGATGCGGGCCTTCAAAACCGGGATGACGCACCTCCGTTCATACTGACGTGTCGACCCACAACTCGAAGCTTGCCCCAGGGTCGGTCGGTCCGATGGCGACCTCGTTGTTCTTGCCGTCGACATACTGCTTGGTGGCGGCTTCCATCGCTGCCACCGGATCGGCGGGCAGGACGATCGGGGTCTTGTATTCGCGGCTCATCCCATGACCACGATCCGGTAGTCGTTGACGGCGGGGGCGACGGCGAAGGTGACGACGACGCTGGACGTATCGGGTCGCCGGATGTCGCATTCGACCTGATCCCACGGTGCCGCGTTGCGGTACACCTGAACGTGAACGTCCTGGGTGTTGAGACCGTGGATCACGGTTGTCGCCGTCGCCGCCGAACAGCCGACAGCTGTTCGACGCATGATCCCGAGCGCCCTGATCATGTCCAGCGCGGAGACGTCACGCGGCTGGGCCGGGGCTGCGATGTCGTTGCCCTTGAACGAGTAGCCGGGCATCGGGGCCAACTTGGCGTTGGTCACCGCCCCGGCGTCGATCGTCATCGTCGTCGCGCCACCGCCGACGGTGATGTCGCCTTTGTCGCCGTCGCTGAAGCCTGGGCCTGCCGGGCCGGTAGCACCGGTCGGACCAGCTGGCCCGGTGGCCCCTGCCGTGCCGGGGATGCCTTGCGGACCCTGCGCCCCGGTGTCGCCCTTGACGCCCTGGATGCCTTGCGGTCCGGCAGGTCCGGGCACGGTGGAGTCGGCCCCGGCTGGGCCGGTGGCGCCCGTTGCTCCGGTGTCACCCTTGACGCCCTGGATGCCCTGCGGACCTTGCGCGCCCGTTGCTCCGGCTGCACCGGTGTCACCTTTGGGTCCCTGCGCGCCCGTCGCCCCGGCCGCGCCCGTGTCGCCCTTGGCGCCTTGCGGGCCAGCAGGTCCCGTCGCGCCCGGCGCCCCATCCGCGCCAGGAACGCCCTGCGGTCCCTGCAACCCCTGCGGTCCGGGGGCACCATCGGCGCCCGCCGGGCCGGGGGCGCCGTCAACGCCGTCGTCGCCCGGCTCGCCCTGTGGACCTGGCGGACCCTCGGGTCCCATCGGGCCAGGCTCACCCTGCGGACCCGGAGGTCCGACCGTGCCACCACCCGTGCCACCTTCGGCGTCGCTGTCGACCCACAGTTCGATCGTCGTGTTGGCCGGATACGGGTCGTCAGGTCCGATCCACACCTCGTCAGTGCCGGTCCCACTACCACCAGTGCCTGGCGGACCTTGCGGTCCGATCGGGCCTGGTGGGCCTTGCGGGCCGGGCGCACCAACGGTCAACTCGAACCACGCGCCGTTGGAGCGGACGTAGAACTTGTTGGTGTCGGTGTCGAACCACAGGTCGTAGTCGGAGCCGGGGTCGTCCGGCCCGATGAACACCTCATCCCCGCCGCCACCGCTGGCGATCTGACGGCGCAGGTCGTAGATCGCTCGACGGGTCGCCGGGGTCAGTGCCCCTTCGTACCCGTTGACAACGATCTGGTCAGTCATCGACTCGCTCGTCGAGGCGGTTGGCCAACTCCTGCTCGGCGCGCGTCGCCATCATCGCGAACAGTTCGTCGTCGCTGAGGTCCTTCGCCGCCTTGCCGTTGGTCACGGTGACATCGACCTTCTTCGGCTTGACCACGTCGATCGCCTCCAGGTAGGCGCGGGCGGCTTGGACCTGGCGGGGATCGGTGCGGTCAACTGCTGTCTCGTGCAACGCGTTGAGCACGGCGTGCGCCTTCTCTGGGGATCCGACCGTCTTGCGGTAGCGAGTCTCCCACGCGGCGAGGAAGTCTGGCTCGGCCTTCCACTTGCTCAGTTCCTCCGAGCGGGCGCCGAGTTCCTCGGCCAGTTCACGCTGGGTGCGCGGCTCACGATCGTCAGCGATCGAGCACAACCATTCGAGCAACCGTTCCCGACGCCAGTCGAACTTCATGGCTCGGGACGCTAGTGCGACCGCACTAGGCCTCGTCGGCTTCGCCTTCGAAGCCTAGTGCGTGGCCGTAGCGGCGGATCCGCTGGGCCTCGTCTGAGGCCGCGCGGCGCCGCGGGTTGACCACGTTGTAGATCGTCGAGGTGCTCACCCCGAAGTCCTCAGCGATCGTCCGGGCGACCTCGCCGTACTGGTAGCGGATCCAGATGCGCTCGTGGTCGGCCGGGGACAGCTTGGTGTTCCAGTTGTCCTTGCCGTAGAAGACGTTGACCGGTGGCGGGCTGGCCCGCCCCTTGAGCAGCATGTCGCGGTTGTTCGAGGCGATCGTGCCCACGCTCAGGTGGGCCACGGCGTAGCACGGCGGGTTGTCGCAGGCGTGGAGGATCACCTCTTTTGGACCCAGCTGGCGGTCGAGGTAGAGCTCCATGATCCAGCGGTGGATCTTGTACGACTTCTGCACGCCGTCGACGTTGCGCTTCAGCGCGCCATAGCCGTAGCGATCCAGCGCCCCCTGCCACAGGACACACGGCGTGTCCTGTGGCGTCGGAGGCGGGAAGTCACTGCGCCGCCGCACAACGCGGCGGAACCGTCCCCGGTTCAGGTACTGCTTGCGTTGTTGCTCAGGCTTCTGCGGGATCTGGAGCTTCGTAAGAGGCTTCAGACGCCTGATGACCACCATCAGGCCACGTGCTTCCAGGTCTTGTGCTTCCTGATCGCACTGATCTGAGAGCGCGATACGCCATACCTCACGGCGAGCACCGTGCCCATCTCGGTTGATGAACGGATCTCTCGAACGAGATCCTCGGTCAGCTTGGCTGCAGGATGCGCTTCGCCAGGCTGGGGTGGCGGGGGCTTGGCCCTCCCCTTTGCCCTGGCATCAGCCATGTTCTCTCCCTGCGTTCCGAGCCGCAGATGTTCGACGTTCACGCACGGCGGGTTGTCGCACAGGTGCATGACCACCATCCCCGAAGGGATGGGGCCATGTACCTGCTGCCATGCCGTGCGATGCGCCCGCTGTTGATCGTCGCGGCCGTAGCCGTGACGATCACAACTTTTGGCCCACAGCACGCACGGGGTCATCAGTCTTCGTCGAACAGGTCGGCTGCGGCCACGGACTGGACCGGCGCCTTGTACGCCGCCTTGTACAACTTCGGGGACGAGAAGCCGCGGTTCGTCTTCTTGCCCTCGCCGGTGTAGGCCACCTTCAGCCACCCTCCTTCTTCGAGGGTGGGAGCGCTGACCTTCTTGACCGCGTCAGCGATGGCGTCCTTGAGGGACTTGCCGCTGCCGGAGGCCACCTCGTAGTTGCCGCCCTTGGCGTAGATGCGGCGCACGCCGTCATCGTTCTCGCCGTCACGCTGGTCGGTCTCGATCGCCACGACCAGCTGCATCCGCGGCTTGCCGTCCGACCAGAACAGGGGCGCCTGGCTCTCCATGTCGGTCTGCTGGGTCAGACGGACCTCGGTGATCGTGCCCTCGACGGAGTCGCCCAGCTGCTCGAACTTCGCAGCCTTGCCACCTCCGCCCATGAGGAAGTCATTGACATCGTTGCTCATTGGTTGCTTGCTCCTTGGTTGTTGACGCTGATGGTTCCGACATCCGCCATCTCCAACTGTCGCCAGTTGTCGGTGCGGATCTCGTCCCGACGCAGGCCGTCTTGCCTGCGCGGATCCATCCCGAAGGGGATGGAGAACTCGGCCTCGATGGAGTCCAGCACGTTGAGCACGGCGACGATGTCGTCGGGCTTGGCCAGACCCTGCTTCGGGGTGGGGATCTTGTTCGGCCACTTGCGCAGCAGAGCGCTGCGGGCGTGGGGGTTGTCACGGATCACGGCGATGCGCTGCTGGCACCAGTCGACCATCTCCTGCAACGGGACCGGAGGCATCCTTGCCGCCTGAGCGACGCCTGTGTCAGAACCGTGCAAGGCACAGCTGGCTGCGATCCCGTCTTCGGGGCAGGTGCACTCACCGTCGTAGTACTCGGCCTGGCTGACCTTGGCCACTTCGACCGGGAAGCAGTCGTGGCCGTCGCGGCCCGCCTTCCAGGCATTGCGCCACTCGTTGACGTCGAAGGCCAGCAGGGCACCACGCAGGCCGAGTTCGACGCTCAGCCACCACGCCGTGCAGCGACCCTGGCCGACCGGCAGGTGGATCAGCAGGGTCCACGACTTGTCGATCGGGGGCGTCGGCATCCGCCGCTCGGTGACCACGTCGTACAACGTGCCGTCGGCGTAGAGGGCCATCTGCACGCAGTAGCCGGGGAGGCTGAAGTCCAGCTTCTGGCCAGTCTTCAGGTCACCGAGGACGAGCGTGCCGGGCGGCAGGACGCTGCCATCGGGGACCATCAGCGGCTTGGTCAGGCGGTAGATCCGGTCGGCCGTCCCCGCCGCCCGGTAGGCGTCGTTGACCATCGGCACCTCGACCATGTCCGAGACGAGACCGAGGTCGTCGAGCAGCTTGCAGTAGGCGCCGAGATCGTCGCGGTACTGCTCAGGAACATCGAACTCGTCCAGGTCGTCTTCGACCCGGGCGGTCATCGCGTGCAGGGCGGTGCCGGTGTCCGCGGCCTCATTCGCCGTGCCCTTGTCCATCGCCTCGTCGCGCAGGCTGCGCTTGCCGGTCTTGTCTTCGTCCTTGACCACGTTGATCTTGGCGGCGAGGGCGGTGCTGGAGGCCACGCCCTTCATCGCCTTGAAGATCCGCCACTCGGTCAGCGCCGACTCGTCGTCGAGGATCTTGGCGTAGCCACTTGGCCTGCGGTAGCGCAGCTGCTTGGTCGGGTCGCTGGGATCAGAGACGAGCGGGGCTCCGTTGGCCCGCCGGTAGTCGGAGCGCTGCTCGTGCTCGTCGATCAGTTCGTTGATGTCGATGGAGCGGGCCACGTCTTGTTCCTCTTGATCTTCAGGATGGTCTCGATGGTCACGCCGAACTGGCTAGCCAGGGTTCGGCTGGGCAGGGTGGAGGCCCGGATCTTGTCGACCTGGGACTGGGTCAGCTTGGAGTTGCCGTTGCGCTCCCCGAAGCGCTGGTTGAAGGCGTGCGTCATCCGGTCACCTCGAAGCGCACGATGATGTTGTCGTCGTCGCAGAAGAAGTTCTGCCAGCCGAGATCGGCCAGCGGCTGCCAGATGGTCATCAACCGGTCAGCCGCCTGGCAGTCGCCTTGCTCTTCCACGTACCAGTCCTCCCATTCCTTCGGGGAGACGAAGGCGACGGCGAAGCCCTTCTGCGTCATCCGGCCCACCTCGACCATCAGGTCGTGGGTGACGTCAACGAGCGCCCTCACGTCAGCGGCTCGTAGAAGAGCAGGTCCTGGATGTCGATGTCCTTGTTGATCAGCCAGGCGATGAAGTCCTCCGTGGCCAGCCCACAGGTCTCGGCGCCGGTGAGGAACCAGCGCTTGTCGGTGTAGATCACGGCGTAGCGGTAGGTCTTGTCGCCCGGCGTGTAGGCGAAGCCGTAGATGTCGCCGTCTGCGGCGCTGCCGATGGCCGCGTCCCAGGCCTCGAACTTGGCTTCCAGTTCCTCGCGCTCGCGCTTCTCGCGGCGCTCGGCCTTGATCTTGTCGATGGTGCTCATTGGCTTCCTTGGTGTGTCGGTGAAGGTGGCGTCGGTCTTGATGATGTCGTTGATGAACTGCTGGTGGATCAGGCGATCCATGTCTTCGGGCCTGCCGTAGATGGCCCCACCCATCCCGTACATCTTCCCGGGCGGGACGAGGGTGCTGGTGTAGACGGGCATGCCGCTGAAGGTGTGGGTGTGGCTGGCGTTGCCGTAGATGGAGTGGGTGTGGTCGGTCATGAGGTGGCTTCGAGGATTTCGCTGGCAACGGCGTCGAAGGTGCCTTCGACGGCTGCGGGGCTGGACGAGATGATCTGCAGGAGCAGCCGGGACATCAGCCGCTCGTTGGGTGTGCCCTGCGCTTGGAACCGTTCCAGGCACGCTTGCCAGAGCACAAGGGTCACCGGTCGACCGCCGCCAACTGGAACTCGTTGAAGAACCCGTAGCGGGCGATCAGGCTGGCCTCGGCCAGGCCGTCGTCTTTGACTCGCCGGAAGCGCTCGCGGAAGTCGGGGAACAACTCCGAGGCCAGGCCGCGACTGGCGTTCTTGTCCTTGCCGACCAGGCCCAGCTTGCGCTTCCACTCAATCGGCCGGGGGCGGACGAGGGCGAAGCGGTTGGCCTGGACGACACCGAGCACGATGCCGGTGTTCAGCCCGAGGCTGAAGCTGGCGATCGAGCCGTTCTTCGGCATCGGCCCGGTGTTCTCGACGTAGACCACGTCGGGCTCCCACTCGGTCAGGATCTGGTCGATCTCCGCCCCGTCGGCCCGGCCATCGTGGGTCGGCATCGCTTCGATCCCGACCAACTTGCCGCTGTGGATCACCGCCAGTCCGCCGGTGATCCCGGGGTCGATTCCGACGATCACCGACATCAGGCCGGTCCTTCCGGCATCGCAGGCAGGGGGCCAGGCGGATGGACCTCTTCGACAGCGTCGATGACCAGCTGAGCGGTGGAGATCCCCTGGGCGCTGGCGACCTTGTCCAACTCCATCTTCCAGTACCACGGCAACCTGAACGTGATCTGGATGGGAGCCAGGCGGGGATCCGTGGAGACGGTGGTTCGCGGCATGTAGACAACATACATACGTTGTAACGCATTGTCAACCGGGGGGTTCGCGACTACCGTCACAGGGGGCTCGAACCCGAGCCCTAACGTGCGAAGGCCCGGGGTGTCAGCCCCGGGCCTTCATCGGTCCCTCTCGAAAGGACGATCGCCATGAACCATAGCAAGATCAACGACGACGACGAGGTGGTGCGCCTGGTCAACGTCTACTCGGTGAGGCTGCTCGACCACGCCACCAAGACCTTCGACGACAAGATGGTCATCGCCGGGAGCGAAGACGAGGCCATCGAAACGGTCAAGACCGTCTTCAACGGTCGCCTGGGAATCGGCGGGATGACCTTGCTGGGACAGGCGTTGGAGCGCCTGCTGTGAGCGCCATGCCGGACCCATCTGGCCATCGCCTCCGCCTGGCGCTGGCCCTCGGTCAGCTGGGACTGCGGATCTTCCCGCTGAAGCCGAAGACCAAGGAGCCCGCCACGGCCCACGGCTTCAAGGACGCCACCAGCGACATCGAGCAGATCCGTCGGTGGTGGACAGCGAGCCCCGACGCCAACATCGGCCTGGCCACCGGGATGCAGGACAACGGTCAGTGGCTCGGGGTCATCGACGTCGACGCCAAGCACGGTGGCGTCCTGGCCTGGAAGCAGTTGACCCGCGACAACGGCGGCAGCTGGATGAACAAGACGCCGATCCACAAGACGCCGCGCGCCGGGTTCCACATCTTCGGCCAGGCCGACCCGGCGCTCGGGCTGAACAGCGCCAACGGCTTCCCGGACGGAATCGACACCCGCGGGGATGGGGGTTACGTCGTGGTCCCCGACTCGGTGTTCGTCGATCCCGACACCGGCGAGGTCGGGGACTACGCGTGCACGCCGAACAGCCTGTGGAACGCCGAGGGGGTGGTGTTCCCGGAGTGGGTGATCGAGCGCTGGCAGTTCCGGCCGGAGCCGGTCCGCAAGGCGTCGGCGGCGCGGCACCCCTCGGCGCAACCCAGCGACGAGCGCAGCCCGGCCGACTGGTGCCGGAAGAACATGAGCCTGTTGGTGCTGATGGAGTCGCTCGGCTGGGCGCAGGCTGGCGGGCCGGACGCCGAGGGCCGCACCCCGATGACCCGGCCCGGCAAGTCGCAGGGCATCTCGGCCAACATCCAGCCCGGCGACGACGTGGTCACGATCTTCACCACGGAGATCCCGAGCTACGCCGCCCCGTTCGGGCGCCCCGGCAAGGACGGGGTGCCGAACAACTTCTCCGCCTGGGACTTCCTGTGCGGGTTCGTCTGCAAGGGCGACACCACCGAGGCGGCGCGGCTGATCTTCGCGAAGATGCCGCCGCCGCCAGACCGAGCGGGCAGGGACGTCCTGGCGACGGCAGCACCCGAAGCTAGTGCGGCTGCACTAGGAGTCCCGCAACTCCCCGACTCGTTCTGGGAGCGGCCGGTCCTGGCCCACATCCGCCAGGCGGCGTGGCACCACTTGGCCTCACCCGACGCCACCTTGCTGCACGTCATGACGCGCTATGCGTCGACGATCCACCCGGCCTGGATGCTGCCGCGCAACGGGACCCTCGACGTCTACGGCGTGGTGATCTCGCCGTCGGGCAGTGGCAAGGGGCAGGCCAACAAGGCCGGGCGGGCGCTGTACCCAGGGCCGACGCGGCATCCGAAGATCTGGCTCGACCGGACCATCTCCAGCGGGGAGGGGTTGGTCGAGGGCTTCATGGGACCGAAGGACAAGGACACCGGGCTGCGCGAGGTGGTCCGTCAGTCGACGCACTTCATCATCGACGAGGGCACCACCCTGATCGCCCAGCTGGGGCGGGAGGGTGCCACCGTGATCGGCACCCTGTGCAGCGCCTGGGTGGGCGAGCCGCTCGGTCAGCAGCTGGCCGACGGCAACAAGACGCGGTACATCCCGCCGTACGCCGTGCGGGTCTGCTCGACGATCAACATCCAGAACGAGCTCGCCGGGCAGCTGTACTCCGACGTCCTCCAAGCGACCGGGTTCACCGGGCGGTGCACCTTCGTCTGTGGCCAGGACCCGAACATGCCGGACCACGACGTGGCCGACCCCGGTCCGCTGCAGCTGGTCAGTTGGTCGGACGCCCCGATCTACAACGGCAGGCTGACCTATCCGGCGGAGGTCCACGCCGCCGTCCGGGCGGAGATCGTCGGTGGACACCGCGGCACCATCGAACGCGACCCGCGGCAGAGCCACCGCGTCCTGCAGCAAATCAAGTGGTCGATGGTCCTGGCGATGATGGACGGACGGACCGACATGAACCTCGACGACTGGGATCTGGGGGGCCAAATCGTCTCCCTGTCGGCCTCCGTCTTGGCCATGCTCGACGCCCAGCACGCCGCCACAGCCAGGCTCGCCTCCGTGGCCAAGCTGCAAACCCGTGCTGAGAGTGAGGCGTTCGTCGAGGACGCCAAGGTGGACCACGCCATGCGCCGGGTGGAGCGCTGGATCCTCAGCCACGTCCCGTCTGGGGCGGGGATCAAGCAGTCGGTCCTGCGGAAGATGATCGCCGGTCGGGATAAGCCGATCTTCAATGAGGCGGTCGACAACTTGGTGCATGAAGGCAAGGTGTTGCGCTCGGAGGACGGGGTCCTGACGCTGCCGTAGGAGGGGGACAGGGGGACATGTCCCCCTCGCTCGAAGGCACGCCGGAGGCCCCCTATCAAGAAAGTCCTGGTGGGGGGGGGTTATCCACAGGGCTCGACCCTCTTTGCGAGGGGGTCGAGGGGGACATGTCCCCTTTTGTCCCCCTCGGGGTCGAACGTCCGTACGATCCCCGCCTGATCCCTGTCGGCCTGCTGCATATTGCTCGGATCAGCCCCGTGCTGGGCGCTATTTGCCCCCGTTGCTCCCGATATCAGGGGCATATTGCAAACAAAGTCGCAGATATCCACAAGAAATCGCTAGCAGTCCGACTTCCCTCTAAATCTTACTAGTGGGGGTGGGTGGGCATACCCCCGGGGGGGGGACCCATCCTCACGCAGCGTGAGATTCGTGGCTGCGGCGTCCCCCGCCGAACTGAGCCCCTTGCGCCTCGCAATAATCAACACGTGACCATGCCAATGGTCAACACGTGACCATGCACCTAGTGCGAGCGCACTAGGTGCGAGCACGTGCCCTGCCCTGCCCTGCCCTGCCCTGCCCTGCCTAGTGCGAGCGCACTAGCGAATCACCCATGGGTCGTTTGGCCCATTCGATCGAGAATCCCGAATCCCCTAGGAATAGGCGGTAGTATGTAGCTAGCAATACAACACAGACCAGCCATCGGGGCTGGCCGAGCGGGCGCCTAGGGCGTTCGCACTAGAAACGGAGAATCCATCATGAGTGAGTCAACGAGCCTCGTCGCAATCGACGAGACCGAGTTCCTGAACTACGCAGCGGAGACGATGCGGGCCGACGGCGAGAGCCTCGTCATCATCGATACGCGGCGATTCGAGACCGCGGACGACATGTTCACCGCGTGCCGCAACGTGTTCGGCATCGCGCAAGCCGCGGTTGAGGTTGCCTCGCGGCGTGCGATCGTCGCGAACACCAGCATCGGCCGCGGTCTGGTCTGGGGTTACACCGCGGTGTGCGATTTCGCTGGTGTCGCGGCCAACAAGCGCACCCCGATCAACAAGCTCACGGCCGGTGCCGTGGCGAAGGTGCTCGGCATCAACGAGGCGAACTGCGCCAGCCTGGTCGGTGTGTCGTGGGGTCAGTTGAACGCGTGTGTCGAACTCGGTCGGGCCGACGATCACGATCACCGCGAGGCCGAGCTTCTGCTGGCGGACCGCAACAAGTCGGTCACCGTCAAGTCGCTGCGCGAGGCATGCAACGAAGTGCTCAACCCCGATGTGTTCTCGAACCGCAAGGTCGGGGCCGATAAGGCTCGCGCTGCTGCGCTCGCTGCTGTCAAGGGCAACAAGCTCGCCGCGATCGCGGCGAGCGGAGCGGACAGCAAGACTGTCGCGACGATCACCAACAAGGTCGCCGCTTCCCTCCTGACACCGGCCGCGATCAACGCGGCGAGCGACGATCAACTGTCCGCCACCATGTGGGCGATTCGCCAGGTGCAGGCGGCGCGCAAGGCTGGCACGCTGTCCGCTCCCAAGAGCACGAAGCGCGGGAACGTTGTCACGCTCAACAAGGCTGGTCAGGCCAACGTGTCCGCGGCCAACAAGCGCAAGCCGCGCAAGGTTGCCGCCACGGCGTGACACCTAGCAAGTAGCGCCCCGAGCCAACAGGCTCGGGGCGCTTTTGCGCGTTCCAGGCCCGGCGCTCCTACTG